GGAGCAATCAACCCTTTGAACGTCATCCATGCCTGTAGAATAAGAAAGGTTAGTAATGAAACACTCTCCGATTAATGACATTTGCCCTGAGCTACCCTCAAGTTTAATGCTGAAATCCAAGATACCGTCAATTGCTGTAGTTCCGTCACCACCTGCAAGGTTATGCCAACTACTTATGATATCTTCTTGAGCTTGGTTTCCTGAATCATCAAAGATAAAAGAGAAATCAATAGTCATATCTCTTTGACCTTTTGTGTATGTACGCACACCGGCACTATCAAATGAAGTTGTTTCAATTTCATCTGCATTCATACTGATAGAAAGGTCTGTAGTTTTACCAACAGATGCACCAGCATTTAAAGTTTCCCCATCTCTACAGACTAGAAATTCAACTGTTCTTCCTAAAATCTCGTTTGCCATTTTATATCTCCTACTTTGTAAGCGTTAAATTTATAGACCACTCATGGTGGCCAGTGTCATCTGTTCCAATGTATATCGGTTCAGATGTGTTAGATCTTGATTCTACATAACTTGCTGTTGGTGGCCCCATATCAACTACAGCCATTACACTTTCAGCCAATGAAAGACCCCCTGAGAAATCATTCTTATCAGACCTTATCAAGACCTGAACCGTAGGTCTTGATAATCCCCCCTTTGAACCACCATCGATAAATGCTTCTTTTTGTAGCCCCCCTGTGCCTATTACAAACACAGCTGTATGGGGAATACCTGAACCCGTTGAAACTTTCTTTACGGGGCCAGCGAAGCAGTTCGTGCCTAACGTAAGACTGCCAAGGCTAGATGCTATGAATGTTGCAACATCAAGCTGAGCAGCCATTATCCGTATTCCTTGTCAGACAACTGACCTATCTTGGTTCCATCTTTAGCATGCATCTTAACACCTTTTGTCAGTCTTCTTTTCATACCGGCTTGTGAGGCCAGAATAGGACGTTCAAGATACTTGGATTTACTTGAATGCTCTTCGTGCTGCCTTAAAGCATAGACGGTGTTGTAACTAAGATTACTTTCAGGGCGTTTAATTGTTTTAGGTGCTTTAACAATAGCAGACCTTTTCAATTCCCCTCCCGGTATAAAATCCCCACCTCGCGTTTTACCTGGACCTACCGGGACAAGCTTCTGACTTTTGTTCATGATCTTTACAGCTTCGTCAAACAAAGCTGCGGCGATTGCATGTTGAAGTTGCTTCTCTGAGATATCTAAATTTTTAGCAGATGTCTTGAAGCCCCCAACGCCCCCATTAAACAAAGAAGATCTAAACCCTCCAGCAGTTTTGACTGTCGGACGTTCACCAACTTTTGTTCCGAAGATCTTAAACTTAGCCATCAGACTCTTCCTCTGGCTCAGATACTGGAGCAATCTCAATATCTTCGATAGGTGGTTCAACTACGTTCTTAGTCTTCTTTTTCTTGGGAGCAGGTTTAGACTTAGGTGGGTTCTCTTCACCTTCTGCATATACAGCTGCGCCAGACTCTACGATTCGCTTGGCGTCTTCTTCACCGATATCATAGATACGGTCTTTAAGATGACGAGTAAAAGTTCTTCGATTGTTAGATAATTGATAACTTGTTTCTAGCATTTTAATTTTCATATCAAAGAACCGTCCTGTAGAAATCTACGTTACCTTTTTCGTCAAAGAACTTAGCCACCTCTCTTGGAACATGACCAAGGTTGGCAGTGTCAGCACTATCACCAGGGAGGAAAACACGGTCAGTGGTTTTAATCTCACTTTCCGTAATCACGACAATTGATTGTCGCTCTTCCATACCTGTCGTGGTTTCAAATATATCAGTCTTATTCTCTACACGAGCTGACATAGATGAAGCACTTCCGAATGTTGGGTCGCCGTAATTATTACGACTAGCTGCTGCTCTAACGTTGATAGTTAAACTCAGCTGCTTCTTTAACTGCGCGTCCATTATGAACGATTGTACTCGTTCTTCTCATCGAGAACGATTCTATCGTCCTGACCAGTTTTAAAACCGGGCTGGACTGCGGTTGTACTCTCATTAAGAGAATCTTTACCTGAGACAGTAAGGCCACCCGCGAAGACTTCGACTTCACGGTTAACCTTACTTCTCAGTAAAGAAGCTCTTTTTTCATACGCAGCGGCACGCTGACTGGCCTTTACGCTAAGGGCTCCATTCTTCGTATCTGCTTCTCTAGCGAACTTAGATGCAATCATCTCGCACGCAGTAGCAGCTGCTTGAATCACTTTGGACTCAAGTGTCAGAATGTAATCTATCTCTGCGTCGGCAAGCAGTTGATCTGAACTATCTGTGTCTCCACACCAGAATCGAACTGCTTCCCGATTTGAGTTAGATGGGTCGCCCCCGTAGGTAAAAGCCATTATCAGTTACCTATTAAGAGTCAGTATCAGTGAAGAAAAAGCCCAGTGATGCAGAAACAAGTTTCTGATCATAAGCCATTTCCATCTCAATACGATCTGAGCGTAAGTGATCCATACGGAACCGGCTTACACGCTGACCTGCATTAGAACCCTGATACCCAGACCACGTAAACGTGTATCCAAGGCTTGGGTGCATGAGTGATGGAGTTGATGGAGCATAAGCTAGGAGAGCATTGTTTGCTCCATAAATACGCGAGTAAGATGCAGTTGCACCTTCATTCGATGTATTTCTAATAGCGCGAGCTACCAAAACTTCTTCAACACCAAGCAAAGAAGCAAGAAGTTGCTCAGTTGCAGTGCCTTGCTGAGTGTACTTGATACGGTCAAGAACATCAGCGTTGTTCTTCAGATCTGTAAAAGCTTGAACACCGCAAACAAGTTTGTTTGGTCGGTATCCAGTCAACGCTTCTACGGCATCCATTTTTTCTTGGATACCTGTAATCGCAGTAGATGAATCAAACTTTACAGGAGCTGATGTATCATCATTTACATCATTTGTATAAGCAGATGCTGTGAAGAACGTTGAAGCCCAATCAAGCTCACGCTTAAGCAGCATGTGCTGAGTGAGGAACTCAACCGCATCGCGGTTCATATCCAAAGGCGCATCTGCATTTGCACGAGTTTGATCTGCAATATCTTTGTGAAGTGCAATGACATCGCAGCTGTAAGTAGCTGTACTAAGGTTGTACCCAGAACCAGCTGACTCAGTACCTGGAGCACGAAGTTGTGCATCGGTACGGAAGAAGTCATCTTGGGTATAGGTAAAGTATTTATCAGTCTGCTTTGCAACAGGAACTGCTGGGAAAACTCTATCTGCGATAAAGTTCTTCGCGTCATTCTTAAATCCAACACTAAGGTTGGTCAAGGGTCCGTCTACATGAACGTCACCACTAACTGGATTTGGCATCGTATTATCCTTTCAATTATGTTGCTAGACTAGGTGCAAGGCAGCTAACAGCTGCTGTAATAATTTCACCATCACCACCACCGGCAGTAATAGCTTGGCCAGCTACATACTCATCAGCAGCAGGCTCTCCATTACCTTTACCATTTGCATCAGTGGCTCCGAGAATATCGCCTTCGTCTACCGCTTCTGAAACTTCCAACTTAGTAATACCTGCAACCATTACGGTAGCAGCTTCACCACTGGTTGGCTTGTTTTGCAAAACACCAATAGGTTTACTGTTAGTTCCACAAACAGCTGCTTTTCCATTCGCATCCAAAGTAACGAAACGATACTGTGAACTTGAAAGGTCTGCTGCGGCTTCTAGTGTAATACTAATTGATCCACCTGTAATATCATAAGCCATTTTTAATCTCCTCGATTATTATCCCTGAACGTATTCAGCGTAAAGGCGACGACCTTCTTCAGACTTAAGAACTGAATCATAAGCCTTAGCGAAAGATGTACCTGGGTTATCGTTTGAGAACTGAGTTGCCATCTGCTCAAGCTGTGCTTCAGGGCTCTTTCCAGATCCTGCATCTTGAGTAGTAACACCAGCTTCTGCGAATACTTCGCTCTTAGCAAGAACTTGACTCATGGTCTTAAGAAGACCTTCAAGCTTTCCTGCCATCTCAGCATCATGTGCATTCAAGCTCTTGAGCATTGGCCCAAGTTCGTCAGCACCGTGACCTGGAATATTACCGTACTCAGCTTCAGCCTTTGCGATATACTCTTTAGTCAAACGCTCATCACGCTCTGCTTTCAATACAGCTTCAAGCTCTTCAGCCTTCTTTACTGCAACTTCATTTGCTTTCCAGAGATCTTCAACCTGTGCGCGTACTTCTTCTGGAACACTCGCTAGATTAAGATCGTCCTGGGAAGTTTCTTCTTGGACAATCTCTTGATCCATTGAGGGTTCCTCCATCTCAGGTTTGTTAAAGTCCAGCAGTTCCGCTAGAGACACAAGCGCCTCACGCATTCCTGCTTCATCCTTGTAAGCCTGCACCAATCTCATCGCTCCGATAAGACTGTGCTGTGCATCTTCAGAAAGATCCTTCTCAACAAGAGATTCAATTACCTCTGCCTCTTGCTCTAAAGGAACTTCCAAAATGTCTTTGACTACATCGTTCATAGTTTCCGCTTTCATAATTGCGAACATCCGTTTGTTAGCTCCCTTATCAACCAAGGAAACTTCAACTGTGTTCAAGTCAACGAGCGTATTTACAGTTTCTTCCATCCTCGCACCTATTCTGCATGGGAAGACCAACAATTTAAAATGATGCTTTGAATCAGCGATGATGTGGCTTTAAATCAGCCTAAAGGAATATTAAATTCCAACACTTGAATTTTAAAGAATAATTATATTAACGTCAAGTTAACTATTCATTATATGTAATTTACTAATCAAGAGGTTGATTAAGAGGGCTATCAACCCCCTCAACCTGTGTCACTGGTTGTGGCTGCATTGAAAGATAGTTGATTTCTGGTAAATCTTTCTTCTCTCTTTTGACACGACGGCCATAGCCACCAATACTAAACCCAGTAATATCGCCCCGACGAACTGCTTGATATTCGTCTTCGCCAAGTTTGACTCCCATTACCCAAGTCCCAGAAGTAATGTAGTCATTACCAAAGGGGATCTTGTATGAACTGTGATTCTCCCCGGATAAGGCTTTCCGATAATCTTCATCAGAAGGATAGTGGACAATATAGGACTCCACCACTTTTGCATTAGCCAGCACGGAATGCTGGCGACCAACTGTTCGACTGCTATCTAAATACTTGTGAGCTGTTTCTTCAATCTCATTAACAGGGACCATATCCCCATGAGCATCTTCAGAGTCAGGTGATAACACTGCGGAATATACAATCTTCTTCTTATCATCACTCTTACTAATTGAAACATCAAACGACTCATTATCAATATCGGTAATATAACGATACATAGACTTAATCTTCCGAGATACCTCGCCAGAATCCCCATGACGCCGCAAAGCAGCAGGATGCGGAAGAGTATGGGTGGCTCGACTATCAAGATATTCTTTTGCAACACGACCTAGCGCCACCGTAATTGTATGAGTGTTTGATGACTTACCGTAAGCTTTTGCGTACTCCTCAACGTCCATAATCTGAACATCGTCTTTCTCAAGACCCATAGGCTCAAGATAACTGTACTTAAATATTTCACCGTCCGGTCCAACCAGATACTCCTTACGAGCTTTCTCCAGTGGTGTAGGTTCTGCAACTACAAATAGAATATCCGATTTACCCACGAGTCTTGCCATTTGATCCCCCTCACCTAGCGTTATCCCTCGGCGTTTCATTTCTTTATAAATTATCCGTGCAGCTTGAAGCA